TTAAAAAGGATGTTCCAGTTGTTGTTGATTTGGAATTCTAGTTTCAATCACAGTTCCTAAGAGGTGATAAGTTTTTTTTAATTGCACAGTTGGTAGTCCTGATAAAATGGGTCGGAGGTAAATATTTGTTCGATCGACTGCATATGTTCGTATAGATATTGAAGAACCATCAAAACTAACTATAACGTGCATATTAGGGATATAATCGTCAGTTACCTTGACGATTAGAATTGAGTTTTTGTCATATAGTGGTTCATGTGAAGCATCTAATTTAATTGCGTATGTTCTTAGGCTAGGGTCTAAATCGCAGCTTATCCAAGTGGTATCTTTTTTTTGTGAAATGACACCATCTTTGACCCAATGAATAATATCAGAACCTGCTAAAAGAGGAATTACAGAAAAAGAGCGTTGTTTATTTCCTATATGAAGAGGTTCTGCACCAACCAACTGGCCAACTGTAATTTTTAAAAATTCTGATAAAGTGATGATTGTTTCAATTTTTGGACTCAAAGTTCGACCAGTGAGAATATGGTTACAAAGCTGTTGGCTGATCCCTGTTCCTCTCGCTAGTTCAGCTTCCGTTATATTTTTTTCTTTCATTAGCAAGGAAAGATTTTCTGCCAGGATTGAATGATGCCTTTGTCCTTTCTTCTGTTTTGAAAATGCTAAAACATTAGTCATAAAAATTCCTGGAAATTGATAAAAAAAATAGGCCTTTTTTTGAAAATTACTTAACTATAAATTATATTAACAATTATGTAATAATTTGTTTACCAATGTGTACTGTATAAGTAAACTAAAAAAATAATTATAAGTACTACAAATGTTGTTGCCTTTATTGGCTCTATTGATTATCTATACAGTTAATCTTTTTTAGCACCTGTGAGGTTTTCTATAATGTAGTTTTTGTAATTGTAAAACGATATGCACTTAGTAAATAAAAAAGAGGCCTTGGGACCAACCAAGAACCTCTTTTATAATTGCTAGATTGAACAATAAGATACCTTCTTTCTAGCAAATTTCAAAAAAATTAACAGTCTTATTTTGCATAAAAAACGAATCAATTCGTTTGTTCAGTTTTTTTTGCTTTCTCTAGCCGTGGAGAAGTTTGCTTGGAGAGAGGTTATGGAAGATGATCAATCCCAGTTCTCATGTTTTGATTTCCTAAAATTCTCAGGCTCCATTTGTCGAGCCCAGTTCCTATTTAATTTTGGATTTCTAGTAGTCACTCAGTCCTTGGTTGCACTGGGATGTGGATTCTTGGATAAAACTGTGCTCCGGGACTCTACCGTGCTTTTTCATGTTTTGTATGCCTTTGGCATGATTGCATTTCTGAGCTTAGGGTTGATCATGCATTTTTATAATTTTTCCAAGCGAGCGAGAGACATCTACGGGGAAGGAACCCATTCCTGCATGCTTGCTATAGCAGCCTTTGTTCCATTTCTTAATTTGATTGTGTGGGGCTACCTTGCTGTTGCTCCTGCAAAGCCAAAGCCCATCCTTAATAAGGAGGTGCTGAAATGACATTAGGGAATTGTGCAAAAACTCCTTTCTCTCCAGTCAAAGAAATTGAGACGATGGTGCTTTTGGAAAAGAGCACAGGCTATCAGCGAAGAACTCACAAGCTCGATGAAGTGATTGACCGCTTGGGTAAGACCAAAGTTCAAGGCAAGGTTTTAGAGAAACTCACCAGGTACACTCTGGGTGCCGATAAACTGACCTGCGCTATCTCTGTTCGAATGCTGGCTGAAAAAACAGGCTGTGGGAAAAACAATGTTTGTCGGGCGCTTCAAAGTTTCGCCAGTCGCAACATTATCCAATATGAGTTCAAATCCACGCAGCGAGGGATTCCTTCCATCGTTGAGTTGAAGTGGCTCGCTCCCTACCTTGAAGAGAACAGAAGAGCCAGAAGATCGAATGTGATCCAAGGAAACTTCCCAAAACACGACAAAAAAGCTCAGGAGCAATCCAAGAAGCAAGAACCTTCTCTAAAAACTGACAAATCAACTCAGGAGTCTCTCATGGGTCTCAACCTTGTACCCGATTCTAGTTTTATCGACTGTACTCAAAATCAAGAGTCCCCCTTTGTCCCCAAATTGGGGACCAAAGAAAGGGGATCTTATATAGATAATTTTTTAATAAATTTACAGTATTATAGCCTTAGTCCTAGCTATAGCTGTAGTCTTAATTATAGCTCTAATCCTCCCTTAGTCACTGTCGTCCCTGGTGAAGTTTTAGAAAATTCAGAGATAAAAGAATCTTTGGATCGACAAGGAAATTTTAATGCCTCTTATACGCACCCAGTCGTCAAAGAATCGACGAACGACGTTGAAGTCATGGGTAACTACCAGAGAAGCGACAAAGAGGCCTTAAAAGCCAATTGTGCGCAAATGAGCCCTTGTACCCGATTGAGGGATAAGGAAATTCCTAATTCTAATAGTATTAACTCAAGTATTCAGAAGCCTGAGAAGTATCAGACGCTGAGAAAACTTCTGGTGGAGCGTTGGAACGATCTCAAATCCACGGGGAGAGGATGGAAAATTAACCGAGAAAAAGAATTTTTCAGTCAAGTAAAAATCAAGTACCCGAATGACCTTAACCTGATTTACCTGACCTTGTTGAAATTTGAGAAAGAGGGGAAAGATTTTGGGAATTACCCCGTACCTGACCCACTGACAAAACTCAATTTGAAGTGGAGTGGGATTCGAGAAACAGCCGAGAAATTTTTTGGAGATCAAGCTCACAATTTATCTCTTCCGTTTGAACAGTACCAAGCCAAACAAAACCAGCGCCAAGAGCAGGTTCGAATCGTTTCTGAAATGAAAAGCAGCGCAAGATCAGCCATTCAAATCAACGAAGAAGTCAGTATGGACGATCAAGTGCGTGCCTTCGAAGAAAGATACCCAGGAGACGCAAAGTTAGATGCAATTCGAAAATGGTCGGGAGGTTTTTTCAAAAACCTAGAACTGCGTTCCGCACTGGTTGCTGCTGCAGGTTGTTGGTTTATCTCAGACGAGAGAAAAGCAGAGCTGGCAGAATTCAGGTCATGTGAGCCAATGGTTGTTCAACAAAAGAGTGAAACACCTCAAGACTTAGGTCACTCACGTCCAGAAGAACAAGACAATCCTTCTGACTTCATCCCTGAAGAAAATACACCACCGATAGAATTTTATGAAGAGTTTGAATCCTTGCCTGTCATGCCTCACTGGGACTCAGGAGGTCAGCTCGGGGATAGTTTTTCAAGGCTTGGAGTGGAGTTTTTAGAAAGAAAACCCTTGAGAAAATTAGCAATTATAAAAAACAACGAAAGGAATTTCCCATGAAAGAACTGACTGAGCAATTTTCGCTCACTTCGGAACAACTGCAACTCATCAAAGATGTGGTGGCCAAGAATGCAACGACAGACGAATTGAAACTCTTTCTTTATCGCTGCAAGGATCTGGGTCTCAATCCACTGAAGCCAGGTCAAATCCATTTTGTAAAATATGGAAACGGACCAGGATCGATTGTGGTTGGAATTGAAGGATTTCGAGCCAAGGCTCATAGCACAGGAAAAGTGGAAGGAATTAAGCGAGGAATCTTGCGGGATGCTTCAGGTCAATGCATTGGAGGTTGGGCTGAGGTACATCGAAAAGATTGGAAACTTCCAGCAAGAGAAGAAGTGGCATTGTCAGAATATCATACAGGGAAAAATCCTTGGACTCGCATGCCTGAAACGATGATTAAGAAGGTTGCTGAGGCAAGCGCTCTTCGTATGGCATTCCCAGATGAATTAGGGGGTGTCTACTCTCAGGAGGAAATGAACCAGGTTCCAGCGATTAAACAAGAGGAATATATCATTCCTGACGGATCTTTGGCTGGAATGACTTTGCAATCAGTACCCCGAGAGCGGTTAATCAAGTTCATCGAGAATGGACAAAAGGTAATCGAAACGCAGCCGGATAAAGAGCCCATGTGGTGGGGAAAGTTCATGAGTGAAGCTCAATCCTATCTTAAGTCCAGTTTAGACCAGGAGCAATCCGTATGAGTTTTCATCCATCGAGTTATCAACAAGCGGTATTTGATGAGATTCAAAATTCCAATCGAAATTTAGAAGTAGAAGCAGTAGCAGGGAGTGGAAAAACCACCACCCTAGTTCAGGCTTTGAATTACATTGATCCAGAAAAGACAGTGCTGTTTTTAGCGTTCAATAAGAGAATTGCCGAAGAATTGAGCAACAGGATACCTGAAAATGTGGATGCTCTCACTCTCAATAGTTACGGATTTAGGACTTTAAAGAAAATACTTCCATATCACATGAAGCTTTCAGCGTGGAAGTCGAGGACTGTGCTGGATGAATTTTTAAAAACCTATGATCCTGAGATCGGCAAATCTGTTCAAAAAGATCTTGCCGATTCCATTGTCAGGCTCGTTGCTTTAGCTAAAGCAGAGGGGATTGCGCCTCAAAAGGCAGGACTCATGGGGATCATGGAAGATACTCCGGACGCTTGGGAGAAAATCATAGACCATCATGATCTTGATTTTTACAGTGCAGAGCTTACAAATCTTGAGAGAGACCCAAAGTGGGAGGGAATTCAAATCGCAAGAGAAGTGCTACGCATGTCCGTGGAAAATCGAGAGTTGATTGACTTTGATGATCAGATTTATTTAACCGTTCTTCTGGGGCTCAACCCTCCCTCCTATGACTACATCTTTGTGGATGAAGCGCAGGACTTGTCTTCTATTCAGCGTGCATTGATTAAACGATCCGTGGGAGATACGGGGCGAGTTATTTTTGTGGGAGACTCAAGACAAAGTATTTATGGATTTCGTGGAGCAGATTCGCAGAGTATTAGCAAAATTATTGAGGAATTCAATTGTAAGACTCTGCCGCTTTCCATCTCCTATCGTTGTCCAAAAACAGTGGTGGAGCTTGCAAAACAATTTGTCCCTGAAATTGAGTCCTTTGAAGGGGCCGAAGAAGGGAAGATTACTCATTGTGAGACTTGGAATGAAAAACTACTGCAACCCAAGGACTATGTGATTTGTCGGTACAATGCGCCTTTAGTCAAAATAGCGTATCAGCTGATTGCATCTAAAATTCCAGTCGTGATTTTAGGTAGAAACATTGCTGCAACTCTCATTGCGATTATTAAAAAACTCAATGCATTTGATCTTGAAACTCTCTCAGCTAGGGTAGAAACCTGGAGAGAACAAGAGTGCAAAAAGTTACTGAGTAAGAACCCAGAAGCAAGCTTGGATGCAATTGATGACAAGGCAGATGCCATTCAAGCCTTCATTGAGATGTCAGGAGCAAAAACGATTGATCAGTTGATTTATGAAATTAAGAAACTCTTTTCAGATAAAGATGGTTTAATCACCTTGGCAACGGTTCATAAAGTGAAGGGACTGGAGGCGAATCGAGTTTTGATCTTAGAAACGAAGAGGAGACCCAGAGTGAATCAAAAGCAGTGGCAGCTTGAGGCAGAAAGAAATATTCAGTATGTAGCCATTACCAGAGCGAGGAAGGAACTCTATTTTCTGAACTATGCTGGATTTGGAGCTTGAGATGAGAAAAAAACTTGAGGCAGAGGAAATTAGCAACATTGATTGACATATGAGGTCTTATGAGTAACGCTAAGAAGAAACTTGCGAATCTGATTCGTAACTATCGATGTAAGGCTGGGATGAGTCAACTCTTCCTGTCTTATAGCACGGGATACACGACGAACTGTATTATTTCTCGTGTTGAAACGGGCGACTACACTCCTTCACCCGAAATTGCTTTTAAGCTGGGAAAAGTTCTTCAAATTCCAGACGAGGATCTTTTCAATGGACTCATTGAGATTGCAGCTGAGAATATTCGTGAAAAGATGAAGTCAGTGCAAATTCAATGAGAAACTATTTCATAATGATCGTTGTCTTTGAGGGTGCTGAAACTCCCACCCCAAATAATGGAGTAGCCCATTTTTTGACTCAACTCATTGAGCTTGAAATAAAAGCTAGGACAAAACACGGCCCTTCCATTTTGGATTTGAAACACATCTAAAGCCAGTGAGCAGGGTTTTCCGTTCTCCATGTGATTGTGTTTGGAGTGCGGGAAATGGGCTCTGGTCCTGCCCTCTTGAAAGGCGCTTTCCTGCTCCTCTTTGCTTCTCCAAGACCAGGCGATATGAAGATTCTGGAATTCTTTTCTAGCCTCTAAAAACCAATGGACAAGCCTCAAGTCGGCTGTTTTTAGCTTCTCTTCACACAAAGGACAAACAGGATCAGGGGTGTGGGTCATGGTGTTTTTCCTTATCCAGTGCATCTTCTACATAATCGATTCCTTCTGCGTTTGGCAATGAGTAGCGGAGCTTTTGCTCAAAGGACTCTGCAAGCTCATCTAGCTTCGCCTGAGCAGCTCTCATATGCTCCATCGCCTGCTCTTGGTCGTCATGACGGGTGTAATGCGCCTTCAGCAGGAGCAAGAAAATCTGAAGGACTACTAGAATTATGGCAGCCATGGCACGCGAGTCTTTTGAAAGGGAGAGACATAGACTCTTGCTCCGGTGGTCATTTTTACCGTCTGTCCTGTTGGGGCTTTCCACGTCCATACATAATTTTCATCCTCTGAGGCTTCAATGAGGCTGGTGTAGTCTTTTCGAGTGACATGCATAAAAATATATCCATCAGAATAGGTTTTCAGCGTCTCTCCGCTGGGAGCTTTGTATTTGAGAGCGACGCTGATGGCATACAGTCCACGATCTGAGAGATCGAGTGTTTCTTTGTCGGTCAGATCGAACCAAGAGACTTTCGTAAAAGATTCCCCCGAGTGGATCTCCCCTTCAAAGGTGTTTCTGCCCTCCTCTTGAGGGATGAAGATTTTGAAGTGGACACAGGCACTTTCATCACACTGAATTTGAGGAGGAGCATGAATAAAAAGGAAGGACTCTTTTGTTTTTGTTCCCTCGGGGAGTCGGCAAGCGATATATCCAATTCCAATTGGGTTAACTCCACAGCCTGAAATCAATGTGGTTAGGTCGTTTGCGGCAACCGCATTTTGTGAATCCAAGACTTTCGGTGTATTGGTGCAAGCACAGCAGGTTAATCCAATGCCTAAAACAGTTATCCAGTGCATAGTATTTTTAGTCGTTTTTTTCAATCATTTTGGCGACTTCAGGTTGAGCTTTGAGTGCTTCACCTTTTAAAAACGACCGGATGAGGCCAAAAACTGAACTGGCTTTGATCTTTTTGTTTTCTCCTAAAAGTTCAGAGATAAGAAAAAGAATGGACATCATGATGCCTAAATTTTTCATAAAAAAATCAACCATATTTAGCTCCAAATCGTAAATGATTGTGTGCTCCTCGAAGTCTGGTTATAAATTGTAAGTTGAATTGAAAGTAGAGGAATCCATACTATAAATGATTAATATTACTTGTGTGTTAATAATTAGGTTGAAGGATGCAGAGGCTCATCAATTCTATGAGGAGGAGCTGTCACAAAAGGAGGTTGTTTTAACAGGGAGGATGCCAACTGAAATTCTCTTTGAGTTTCAGGAATGCGTGTTGGATTGAAGGTATGCGGGTCATTTTTTAGAAGATCCTCAAGAATCACTTTAGCTTGAGCATATGCAGGATAGGCTGTTCTCTCGCTCACGTCAATCAATGCATTTGCATAAGAAACGGCATTGCAAGCAAAATTCCGTGCATGATTGTAGGCTAGCTCCAAATACTCCAGAGCTTCTTTTGAAGATCGATCATGGGTAAGGATCTCCCCTTTCAGTCGATGAGGACCGTAACCTTCCAGTTGAATTCCTGGGGTGTGGGTACGAGTGGGCTTAAAAATGGCGTCATCAATCGAGTTGAAAAGCACTTCTTTCGTGGGTCTATCAAAGATGGGCGCAAGGTTGCTGCAATAAAGCCAGGATAGGGAATCTGCATAATAAAAATAAGCTTCAGAAAAAGCGTCGGAGATCGTGATCGCTTCTTTTGCGACGTCAGTGATTTTATAATAAAAACTTGAATTCGATTCCCGATTGGGAAGTGAGATCTGGTCCCATGCCATCCATCTCATTACCTGGCAAAGCAGGATCAAGATATCGTAGTTGAGAAGGGGGTCTTGGGCTTTTCCTTGAATTTCTTTTAGAGTTCTGTAAGCCATTTTTATGGGGTCATGATCGTGCATAGACCTGCGAGTCCAGGCGTCTTTTGCTAAGCTCAATTGAGATAAAAGTTCATCATCCATGTGTCACCTCTAAAAAACTTTGATTACCCAGTCCAGCGAGAATTTGTCTCACGTGTTCTTGATCCTTTTTAGTTTCAGGAATTCTGGAGATGTTAAATGTATTTGGATCTTCTTTTTCAAAATCCATGAGGAGTTGTTTTGACCTGGTTTTGTCTCCGCTTCTTCTGAGAACTTTCGAATAGGCTAAGATGTTTTCAGAGTGATTTTTAGCATGATTGTAAGCGTATTCGATGAGTTTCAAGGCTTCGCTGAGATTATCGTCAGTCATCAGACTATAGAGAAATTCAGTTTTTATTCGAGATGATCCATATCCGTCATACTCGATTCCTGGCTGATTTGTATGAGTCACTCTCATCATAACTTCATCCAAGAGTTGAAAAAGAAGATTTTTATTTTGAGGGTTTAGGTTGGGAGAGGGGCTGTTAAAAGTATAATTCAAATACATCCCCATGGCGTAATAGTAGTAGCCCTCAGCTAGGCTATCCTGACTCACCATGGCTGAGTTTGCTAAATCAATGAGTTCTGTTGCACAAGAGGCGTCAGCGCCAGTTGGGCCGTACTGGTATCTAAAGAAAATAATTTGGCACAATAAGATCTCTATGTCGTAATTCAAAATAGGATCGAGTGACTGACCACGAATACTATAGAGTAGTACATAGGCTTCATCGGATGGACTTACCTCTGTGGTGGTTCGATTGAGCCACAACTCGTAGGCTTGGTGATAAAGTTTTTCAATCTCCATGACTTTTTACCTCAGTCCAATACATAAAAGATTAATGCCTGAGCCGATCATTTTCGAATCAGGTGACCACGTTTTTAGGGTGAGATAGGAATTCGTTTGCCCCAGGATATTTGCGATAACCGGAGAGTCTTGAAAAGGAAGTGCGGTGATGGAGCAAATGGGGATAAGAGAAAACGTTTGATCTTTAAAATAAATATTAAGCAGTCCAGGGGACGCCCCCATCTGCTCTGCTTTGGTAATCCAATCTCCTTGTTGTCTGACGTTATAATTGCTCCCATTCCATTCTAGGGTGGCAGCTTCCAGTTTAGAAACTCCGGTTGTACTGTTCACGACGGAGCCTGAAAATACGGGAAGTGCCACGGATTGATTCAGAGGGCTCACCTCCCAGCTCATCCCCGCGCCTTTGATGGAGTTTTTCAAAACAAGTAAGCTTTCTTGAATTTGTCCCGAAGTTTGTTGGATGTACATGAGCTGGATTGTTTTTCTCTCATTCGCATTGGCATGAAAAGTGGAACACAAAGAAATCGAGCGTGCTTCAGACTGTGAGATTTCCCGATAAACTATATTTACCCCCAGGGTGAGAGGTTTCTCTGTCTCCGCCAATTTAAAAAGGGTCAGGCTGTTATTGGTTCCACTCATTTGAATGCTGTGAACAAAAGAGGTGCAAACCCGCAAATCACCGCTGGTGATCGGAATAAATGAAACTCCAGGATTCCCATCGCACTGTTTTGCACTTTTTTTCTCACAGGGGAGAGTGACGTCAATACTTCCTGGTGACTGAGTGAGGGTAGCATTTGAAATAGAGATTCCAGTCCAATCCAGTGGATTGACGGTGGAGGCTGAAAGCTGAGTATTGTCTCCACTCAACATTGCTTCAACTCTCCACCCCGTTTGAGTAGGGGTAAAGACTTTCTGAGCTTGAGAGGGGAAACGATACACCTGGAGGGTGAAACGGTTGCTGATGGGGGATAAGTCACACACTCCTGCGGCATCAAGAGCCGTGGTTTTGATTGAAAAAGTTTTGTCTTTCTTTTCAGCCAAAGTGAAATCCCCGTTTACAAAAATAGGAGAAGGTTTGAGTTGAAGTCTCCCTGAGTGGGTTTGATTGGCCACCGTTTCGCCAGTTTCATCGACCAGGCTTGCTGAACAAAAACTAGGTCCAGTATTCTTAGGATCAGGCTTTTTATCCACGAGAGATCCTTCTACAGCAATAGAGTAGATGCCTGGAGCCATCCCTTTGAATGTGATTTCAGGCGTCTTTTTCCCATTCCAGGCAGCCATGCCACTCAAAGTGGGGGGATCACAGTTTGTGTTTTCAGGAACAACACTACTTGTGCCATTGAACCGCCAAGTACAATTCTGAAAGTTGATGCTTGCGTAAAATCCTGGCTGATCAATCGTGTAGGAGTCTTCCGGTTCTCCTAAGTGTGCGCGGTCCAGTTCCAGAGTTCCATCTGAGACTAAAATTCTCATCTTGATTCTTTGAGACGTGGGACATCCAAAATAGGTTCTCGCTTCAAGAACCGCTGAGCTGGGCAGGAGGTTCTGTTCTGAAATAATCTCATCTTTCTCGTTGATGACTTGAAGCTTGGAAAGCCCACGTGAAGTATTTCGATAGAAAATCCGAGCAGCACAAGCATTTCCTTTGAGACCGTTTGGAATATCTAAAAATTCTGTTTCAAGATAAGCGGCAGAATCATCTTTGGAGATAAGTTTGAGTGAAGTCTTCGAGAAGATTCCATCAGACAGTTTTTGATCCGCATTGCTTGAACCTTTCCAGCCGGTGAGTCCAAGTCTAAAATCATGATTCTTAATCAGATTGAGTCTACTGTACTGATAGTTTTCTCCTAGGAGCAGTTCATGAGTGCCGTCGTTTGTGAATTTGAGCTTACCCTCTTTGGGATCAACGCTGATGCGAGGGGAAATCTCTTGTTTTCCAAATTGAATCACTTTAGGCTGATCATCTTCTTCACTGGTTCCAAAGGTAATTTTATTCCCAGCTTTCAGTTCAGCCAAGCACGTCGTTGAAACTAGGAGTAGAAAAAATGCAGCTTTCATCGGTCCCAAAGTAAGACAAGTGATGCTTAACTCCCATTTAAAAACCTACTCTAATTTATTAATATTAAGGATTCATTAAACTTCGATGAATCTCACTTGTGAAATTTTAGCAATTCCTGAATAGGAATCTCCCTCATGCCCAAGCTTGATGCAAGAGTACTTGAGTGTGCCATCCACTCCGAGGTCAAACGCAATGTCGTCGTCTCCACCGATTGTGCGAATGAGGGGAGTATGATCCCACCCTCCCGTTTTTCTCACAAAAGCTCCATCATAAAGAGAGATAAAGCGTTTGTCCCCAACTTGCCTTTCCACATAGCCCATGAAAAGAACAACACGAGTAGAGTCTTGAATCTCCAGCTTGACTTGAGTATCTACGAATGCTTTATCTGTTCCATTTTTCATATTGAAAGCATCATACTCCACTCCATGAGTCGTGAAGCGTTTCATCGCGTCACTGAGTTGGTAGTTATTCGATGGATCGAGGGTCATTTTTTGTCTGAGGATGACATTGGCAATTTCATCTTGAATCATGTTGCACCAAGTATGATCCAGTCGGGTGGGGCGTTCCCCCACTTTTGGGTTGCCTGGCACAAATCTTCCGTCTTTACTTCCTTCTGTATCAATGAGTTTCATGTGGTTTCTCCGTAATAAATACTTTCGTGTGGGCAAGTTGCATGTGTTGGATCGCTTTCTTTAAATGAGCATCTAAATTTTCATACATAGGTTCTGTGCAATAGGACTCACAGTTGAGGTAATTGATGGGAAGATCTGCAGCTCTGATGAAGAAATGATGGATCCACTGCTGATCATAAAGAACACTTTCGCAAGAAAGTTCATCCATATCAGAGACTAGACATGGCTCGACCTCAAAGTCTTTAAAACCATAGGATTTGACAAAATCGATGTAGACACTTTTATCCTGCCCGCCTTGATAGAAAATTCTGCGAATGATCTCATCTTTTTTTGCTTGCACCGAAAGATCCCCTAAATCATAGATTCTACTCCAGTCCTCAAGTAAAATGCGGTTGATCCATTTCGGATCAAATTCACGCAAAAGTGCTTCAGTGTCGCTTTTGATCCTAGCAAATTCGTAAGCCAAGATTTTTAAGAAGGAATCGTTTTCTTGCTCAAAAAAAACACCTGGAGGTAAAAGGCTTTTGAGTTCTCCTAAAATGGTTTCCATTTTGCTCCTTGAAAGGTAGGCAGCGTGAATGGAGGCACTTCTTTGGTAATTCCCAATCCCGTGGAAAATTCTACTTCAAAACGCTTGATCCTTTTGTCCTCTCCTATTTTTGAATAAATTTGTGAAAGAAGCACTCTGCTGCCTGGGTCAGCCTTATTCAGAAATAACTCCTTGAGTCTGAGATCTGCATTTTGTTTAATATCTGTTTGATCAGGATCAATTTTAATGGCAATGTCAACGACTGATTCAGAAAGCTTGAAGACTTTCACCACTGCGGTGAGTGGGGCTTTGGCCCTGATCTGATTACAAACGTAAGACATCAGGGTGTCATCGGGGATGGGCTGGTGGATGTCACCCGTGATGAAATAAATAATGACTTCACCCACTGGGATAAGTTCTGTATTGATGTTGGAATAGATCCATGCTCGTGAGACACCAGGGATTTTTTCTACCCAAATTCGGTAATCATCTAAAGTACCTCCATTGGGTTCATGCCTGACCCGATCTAAGTACCTGGCGATGAGACTCGCATCGCTTTCTCCGTCTGAGCCGCCAGTCATACCCACACCCATCATCGAAACATTCGAATCAATCCCAGCCAGGGTGTTACTCATCACAAATGAATCGTCAGCTTTGGAATTGCCGATCACTCCAGGAGTCTCACAAATACAACTCACCGCTGCTTCCCCTTTGACAATCAGCGCATGAGCGGAAGTCAAATATCGCATTCCATCTCGGCTCCTGACAATGACAGTGCCTTTGGGGAGAATCATTCCATCATTGCCAGTGATCTTGATTTGTCCCCTGGCTTGAGATTTGTCTTTCCTAAAGATTCCCTTTTGTGAAGCAATCCGTTCTCTCGTCTCAGAGTCACACGTGTCAATCATGGCTTGCTTAGAGATCCACTCCAGGTATTGATAAAGTCCATAGCTTTGAGCTGCTTGGATGGCTGCCCAGATTTTGTAATGGGACTTATCCGGTATCGGTTTTCCATCGTTCAGTTCTCTTGCCATGTCCGTTAAAATACGATCATGGATTTCTTGAAGAGATGGCTTTTTAAAAGGCATAAAAAATAGGTCCTTTTGGAAATTCCATCTTAAATAAAATCGGTGTAGGATCATCTTTGAGATGAACCTTCACCTGAATAAGAAGAATTTGCCTAGAGATTTCACATTGAACAGCAATCTCGTCTGCGATTTCATCTTGAATCAGCCAATTAAGCGCCTCCATTGTGTAGAGCTTAGCTAGGTCCAGTGTTTCTGGACCTAACTTCCTGCGATGTAAAAGCCAAAGTTTTGATCCCATCTTGCTTGAATTTAAACAATCCCCCCACCATCCCCGCCGATAAGTCTCGTAAGAGGGGAGTTCGTGCTCGTCTGCTCTCCTATCCGTGAGTAGGCTCATGGAAACGGCTGTTTTTAAATCAAATATTTGCATAGCTTTATCCAGTAAATGCGCTCAACTCTTTTGCATCAGGAAAGTCTTGAGCAAACTTAACAGGACCTCCACCGTTACTGCCAGTCAAAGATGCAATTTGAATCTGTGTTATCAGTGTCTTGAGTGTACTAATCAACTCAGTACTGCCACTTAAGATTTCTATTTTTCCATCCTTGCCCAATACTATTTTTGAACTCCCGTAGGAAAGCTCCAGAGAGTTCTTTCTCAAATAGATAAAACTTTGATCTGAATTGTAAATGGCCACCTCACCTGGAGCGAGTTGAGAAAGTTTGTCTTTCTGTGCCAGATCTGCTGTACAAATCACAATGCCACTTCCTCTATTGCCCGATGGAAAAAGCATGACACATTTTGAATCTGGAGTCGGGACTGAGTAAAATCCGAATTCTTGAAATCTGGGTAGTTCTTGTACGTCATCTTCTCCTAGAAGGACTTGAAGCTTTTGATGTCCTTCTTTTATTGTGACTCGTTTTACTCGTCCTAAACGAATGATCTGATGCAATCGCGATTTGAGTGGACCCATCATTTTAGAAATCGTGTCAATCATGGGTTTCCTCCTCATGTACTTTTGCTAATTGTTGAAAGCGAAGGGTTTCGTCCGCTAAAAACGCATTTGCCGGTTGAAGCTCAAGCAGAGTTCTTTGAGCATTCATCACGCCCATCTCAAACGCGACTTCAGTGATGAGGTAGTCTTTGTTGATTCCGAGCCAATCACTCTTAAGACTGACCCACTCATTGATATTCCAAAGCTCATTGAGTCGTCTCCAGCCACTGAGTTCGACCGTAACTTTCTCTGATCTGCCTCGTCTGACTGCCTTTTCCCATTGGGCTCGTTTTTTAAGGAGGGTCGGAGTTCCTAATGCTTCTGCGACAATCATGAGGGGTCTGTGTCTTTTGATTTCAGGGTCTAGGATGTGAACTCTGAGCGGTAGCACATCACTTGCATCTGATTCTGAATCGTCTGGGTGATAGGGGGTACTTTCAACATAATACTGGGAGAATCGGGTGCTCCAGTCGCTTTGAGCATGCGCTGATAGAATATTCTGGCCTTGCACGAGTTTAAATCTAGGCTTGGACTGATTTTTAAAAGGAGTCGTTATGATCAAATTTCC